CCTTTAAATCCACGAAATGATCCAATGTTTGCAGCTAGTCACATTCGTTCAAATAAAACAGTTGGAAGGCAGGTATCATCAGATAGTAGGGGTGAGAATAAAAGTGGTTATTCTAGAAATGTTCCGACAATGGCTATAAAAAAAGTTAGTAAACCAACTAATAAAAATATAGATGATCCATTAGATAAATTTGTAGGCGAGGGTGGGTTAGCAGATTATCAATCCCGTATGAGTGATTTGGTTCTTGAGGGAAGATATAATAATCATATCAGAATAGGAAATCGTAATATAGCCCCATTAATCTCAATAAACAATGGTGTGGGTGAATCACAGTCTACTGAAGGGTCTCTCATAATGATGACTTCATTGGGAAGTATTGATGACCATTTGATAACTTTAGATCCTGATGCTGAAGATGGTGGTAAGTTTTATAGTAATTTCCAATTGGCATGTGATAGGGAATTTATCAATTCTGATGATTATATAAAGGGTTGGACTATTGCACATGGTAATGATAAAAAGGGCATTGAAGGTCGTGAACAGAATAAGTTTGATGTAAAATATGGTCCCAGTTTTGCATCACTGAGTGATGAGGAAAAAGAAGAATTTAAATCCAATCCATCCGCAGATAAATCTCATCAAATTTTTATTACATCTGAAAGAATTATTTTTGATGCTAGAGATGATGATTTCATTACATCATCAAAGAGAAATATTAATTTTGGGGCTGGAAATAATTTAACTATTACCACCAAAGGATTCTCAGTTATTCAATCTAAAAATATTTATTTAGGTAAGGAAGCTAAAAAAAGAACTGAACCAATGGTTCTTGGAAATAAGCTTAATGAAGTACTGATACAGATTATGGAGTTGATACAGAAGTCGCATGCTTTGGTGCAGGGTGTACCATTACCATTGGTGGATTCTACTGGGAATGCAGCTACTATACAGACAGATATACAGGAAATAATGAAAAATTTAACAAACGCGTACAATGCAAATACAGATACTGAGGATGATAATAATCCCATACCAATTGGAGATTCATCAACTGGTGGTCCATCTTTTTTTAGTAAATACCACTACATTGAATCAAATTCAGAAAATACAAATAGAACAACATAGGAGTTGAAATGAAGGTTAATATATTTAAGAAACTTATCAGGGAAGTTATAAGAGAAGAATTAGATTTTTCTATAAATCGACTTGAAAAAAGTTTACAAGAAAGTATAGTTAAGAACAAGGTAACCAAGATATATGAAGAGGCGCCTAAAGCTGATGTATATAGTGAACTACAAAATAAATTGGATTCGCATAGAGTTCCTTCCGATTCAAAACCAGTCGTTCAAACTGGAAACCAAATTTTAAACGATATTTTATCAGAAACTAAAAATTCTGGTGAGTGGAAAAACATTGAAAATGAAGCAAAAACAGAATCGGTGAATGAAAATACAGCTGGTTTACCAGACCACTTAGCAAACGCATTTACTAAAGATTACTCACAGATAATTAAAAAAGCAGAAGAAAAATCAAGGATGAAAAGTGGGGCTTAAAGCAGACATACAAACAGCTTTTGAAAATAGTATTGGTCCTGATGCTGATGGAAAGAAAGGTTCAGGTGAAATAGAACAATTAGCAATAGATTTATCGAAGGCAATTACAAAATATATATCTCGGCAGGATTTTCATATTGAGGAATTTAATGCACCAGTGTTGACTGTTGGTGCTATGGGTCCATCTCAAGGTATAGCTAGTATGAGTAAAACAGGAAAAGGTATGACTGGAAACCCATTGGAAAATGTTAATACGAATATAACTAAGGTTAAGGCCGGATTAATAAAAATTGATGAGACAACATAATGGCTATAGTTGATAAAAGATCTAATCAATTTATTGAAGATAAGGATACAAGGGTATCGGTTGGAATAGATTTTCCTTTTGCTAGAGTTCCAAATAAGGATGGGTATTTCAAAACAACTAAAACTACTGTTGAATCAATAAAAAATAATATAAAATTATTATTGCAAACACAGACTGGAGAAAGAATTTTTCAACCAACTTTGGGGATGGATATTAGAAATTTTTTATTTGAACAACTTACTGATGACACTACAATTATGATTGAGAATAATATTGTTGATGTGTTTGAAAAGTGGTTGCCATATGTGGCATTGAGTGATATTCAAATTAATCAAAATGATAATAATAGTTTGGAAATAGGATTAACTTTTAGTATAAAAAATACACCAACAATAGAAACTGTAAGTGTTTCAATTAGCAGCTAAAATGAATAACTGGAAATAAAAATGGCATATACATCAGATAAAAAATTTCAACCATCGAATATTAAATATACTTCTAAGGATTTCAATTCAATCAAATCCGATTTAATTGATTATACGAAATCTTATTTCCCCGATACATATAAAGATTTTAATGAGACATCACCTGGTATGATGTTAATTGAACTTTCCAGTTATGTTGGTGATGTTTTGAGTTATTATATTGATTACAATTATAAGGAGAGTTTGTTATCAACTGCAACAGAAAAAAGAAATGTATTAAATCTTGCACAATTTCTTGGGTATAAACATAATTCTATAACACCATCAGTAGTTGAATTGACAATGACAAAGGATGTTGGTATAGTTAGTTCTACTGATAGGACACCAAACTACTCAGAAGGTGTTCAGAGAATCGATCCTGGTTTTCAAGTAACATCTAATATGGATGGTGATTTGGTATTTGAGACTTTGGATTATGTCGATTTCACCATTTCTGGATCTTATCCGATAGGTGATGCTGAACCACAGAGTTTTACTTCTGATGGTGAGACTGAAAAATTTAGAATTACTAGAAAGGTAAATGCTATTTCTGGTAAAACAAAAACAAAGACATTCAATTTGTCAAGTCCAACTAAGTTTTTAGAATTGGATTTGGGTGAAAGTAATGTTATTGAAGTTTTAAATTGCACCGATAGTTCTGGACAAAAATGGTATGAAGTTGATTACCTAGCACAAGATAGAATTTTAAAGGAAACACATTATAGCTCCAATAGAACAAGTGCATTTGATCAGGGGAGTGTAAATGATAGCGTTTCTTTGGATGTTGCAATACCATATACATTAGAGTATATTAAAACTAATAAAAAGTTTGTCCGTAAAGTGGATGTGGATACAAATAATACAAAATTAATGTTTGGGAACGGATTATATAAATACAATGTATCTGGCTCAACAAGTAATTCATTTGATTCTGTTATTGAACAACAGGGAATAAATGTTGCTGGGGTTCCAGCATCTACAATTAGCGCTGGAATAAATAATTTGATAAAGAACAATTCAATTAATCTTGGCGAAACTCCAGCAAATACAATATTGACTGTGACTTATAGAGTTGGTGGTGGTCCATTATCAAACGCTCAATCGGCTGAAATAACCGAAGTAGTAGATGGGACATCTGTTAGTGTTAATAATGTTGAGCCAGCAAGTGGTGGTACGGATGGATTAACAGTTGATGAGATAAAAGAAAATTCAAAATCATTTTTTGCCTCACAATTAAGATGTGTTACCAGAGAAGATTACCAATCACGCATACTAACCATGCCTGCAAAATTTGGTAATATTGCAAAGTGTTATGTGCAGAGGGGGGATAGTGGAAATAATTTAATAGTTAGAACATTATCTTATAATAAAAATAAACAATTAGTAAACACACCACCTTTGGTTTTTGACAACCTACAGAACTACCTACAACAATTTAGAATGATAAATGATAATTTAGATTTTGGTGTGGGTTTAAGTGGGGGAAACTTTTCTGGTCATTGGATAAATTTTGGTGTTCAATTTAATGTAAACTATGATAGAAGATTTAATCCTATTGAGGTTAAATTGGAAGTTATTGATGTTATAAAACAATTTTTTAATATAAGCAAATTGCAATTTAAACAATCTATGAATTTAAATGATTTAGAATATGAAATAATAGGGTTGGATGGTGTTATTGGGATAAAGGAACTTAAATTATTTCAACAAGATGGAAATGATACATTTTATAACTATGATAAAGATGGCGCAGAGCAGGGTAATGTTGCTGGTTATGGGTTTAAATATCATTTCGATAATTTACAAACTGATGCGGATGAAAGTTCTTCTATAATTAATAAAATAGTAAGACCATCAGCTGAACCTTCAGTATTTGAAATAAGAAATCCCAATACTGATATAAGAGGGGTGGTGAGTTAACATGCATAAATTTTTTTACGCTACCAAAGACGCGACCATAAATAGTGGATCCAATGTCATAGATGGTACAGATTTTAAAGATAAGAATACTGGACAAGATGAAATATTAGAAATTAAAAAAGTATTTTATGATAAATCATTTAAATACCCAACAAGAGCTCTTGTTCAATTTGATACTACTGAAGTGCAAACTTTTTTGACAGATAATAATATTGCTTCAAATCAATATAGTGCTTCACTTAGGTTGTGGGAGACTGGTGGAACTAGTGGTTTAAGTGAAACTTATAATGTTGCTGCTTTTCCAATTTCAGAAAATTGGGAAGAGGGTGTTGGTAAAGAATTAGATGAACCAAAAACAACAGAGGGGGTTAGTTGGAACTACAAAAGCAATAACCCAACCGCTGGGGAAGTGTCATGGACAACTAAAGGTGGTACTTATATTCTAAACGACAAAGTGATTCAGTCATTTTCATTAGAATCACCCGATATCAATATGAATGTCACATCAATTGTGAAGGAATGGTTGGATGGAACAAATGATAATTATGGGTTCATACTTATGTTATCAGGAAGTACCGCAGAACCCAATCAAACATATGAAACTGATAGTGGTAGTTTTGAAGATTTAAAATTCTTTTCAAGACAAACCAATACAATATATCCACCAAAGCTAGAAATAAAATGGGATGATACTGTTCCTGCGACGGGTGATACTACTGGAAGTTTAATAGAACTTGATGTGAGTGGAAATACAGAAAATTCTTTATACCCTTTACATTTTAAAGAGGCTTATAAAGAAAAAGAAATTGTTAAGTTTAGATTCGGCGCCAGAAAAAGATATATAGATAAGACATTCAGTTCTTCAATACAAACTGTAAGTGGTAGTTTTATACCACATGGTTCTGGTTCATATTCCATTATTGATATGGCAACAAATGAATCCGTTGTTCCATTTAGTTCTTATACTACAATGAGTTGTGATAGTACATCAAATTATTTCATGCAAGATTTGGATACATTTGAACCGAATAGAGCTTATAAAATAATAGTTAAAGTTAAACATAATGATAATCAAACTATTATATATGATAATGATTTTGAATTCATATTAAGGATTTAAAATGTCATATCAGGTGACACAATCTCAAAACAATGATTATGGTACAATAGTTATTAAACTAACTAATATCCATGGATTGGAGCAAAATAAAAATTATGATTATAAAGTTCTGAGAAATGATAATAGTGGTTTTTATAAAGGATATGCTTTATTTGATATGTATAATAATGAACTTGTTTTGATAGACAACTCATTTACCCTACCAGATAATCCACCACCATATGAAGTAAACGCTTCTATAGATATTATGGATGCTGAAAGTGGTAATATGGTTTTGAGTACAAATATTTTAAATATAGATCCATATGGTGATAAACCAATTTTTAATTATGGTGATGATAATCAAAACATACAGACAACAACATCAAATATGTCGGGGAATGTACAAGAAGAAATCGTTATAAATTATGATTCAGATTTCTCTGCTACAGTTGCTGAAGTGGAAAATAATGTTGATTCAATTCTACAACCCATACCCGACTTACCTAAATGGGAAACGAATAATAATATCTATAACCCACCCAAAGATGAAGAGGTTGAGGGATATACACCACCAGAATATCAATCAGATTCAAATATGGAGATTAATAGTACTGAGGATACGGAAGAACCTTTTATGGAACCTGAATCTTCTGAAACACCACCCGAACCACATATAGTAATTAATTTTGATGAGACACAACAATGGGAAGAAGATTCGGATTATTATAGACATCCTATTGTTGATAATTTGTCTTTGTACATAGAAGAAACAGATCAAGTACTTCCTTATGATTTTGTTAGGCCACTACTCAATATAGAAGTCTTACAACTTTATGGTGAATTAAATACACCATATACTTTTTATAATTTCGATCAGGGTAATCAGATTATAAATCCATGGGGAATACAAATTGATAGAAATACTGTTGTGATGGATGGATATACAAAATTTAGAGTTGATATTAATTTACAAACAACTATGGGAGAATTAGCTGAGATATTTTATGAGGGATCGCCTTGGCTTTATCACAGTGAACCAGTTGAACTACCAGCAACTTTTTATGATCCAGATAATAGTCAAACATTAATACAATTAAACTATACTTTTGATACCGAAGAAATTAATGTTGTAGCAAATCAATATGATGAAGAGGAATATGATTCCGAAGAGGTGATAGATGAGATTAAAATAAAAAGAGACATTAGAGAAGCCGTATTTGAATTAATGTATGATAATTTTATTCCAGATTTAAATGTGGAAGAATTAAATACCCTACAACAAACAATACGTGATGGGCAATTAACTACCAATAGAGGTGATGATGAGTTGTTAGTTTTCACCAAAAAGGATGGAAATGTATTACAACAAGTGGGTACTGATGATACTTCTGGAGATCGGATAACCAATGAGGGTGGGCTTATTGATATTCTTTATAGAGATATAACGGATGAAGGTACGACATCAGAATCCATAACTGAAAATTTAAAAGCTAATATTGACTACATCCTTACTTTTGATAATACATCCACAGAATGGTGGATAAGATATATAGCAGAGGACTTTAGATATGCTACAAAAGACAGTGAAGGTAATTGGATAAATGTACCAAATATTCCTAACCTAACAAAGACTGTATCGGGTGTATCGATTGATAAAGATAAAGCTAAAAAGATATTAGATACTGATATATTTGAATTACTACCACCACAATATGATAGACAAGAAGATATAGATGGATTGTTTTCGGAAAGATTAATTACAGGTAATTTTCTCGGAGAAGTGCCTGAGTTTGGGGAAGATGGGTTAATATCAGAATTAGCATTAGCTGATGATTCTGGTTCTAGAATAAGTGAAACCATCAACGATACTGCACCGATTACAAGACTTGACAACCAAGCCAATGAGGATAATGAAGGAAAAACTATAGAGTCTTTGAGAAATACATTGAATCATTATCTTAAAGATGTGGATAATGTGGTGGGGGAGATAGACGATGAAAGACCAGAATACCAAAATAAATCAGAAGGATTCTTAAAAATAAGAAAACCAAATCAGGCAATTATTATAAGAAATCCTGATGGTGGGGAGTTGGATTTTCAAAAAAATAATTCTTACTTAACAGACGGATTTACAATTACAATGTGGGTTAGGTTTGTTGGTAGAACTGGAAATGGAACTCTGTTTAGTTATGGAAATCCATATAAAGAAAGTGTGGAAGATAGATATGGATTTAGATTAGAAACATTTACTGTAAGTAGAAAAGATAGATATTCTGATTATCCAGAAAGTGTAGGTTCTTCAACCTATATCACTCCACCAAATGATTGGCCGGTTGGTTATGTAAATGACGATGGGGATATGATTGAGACTCCATTTTATTATAGCGATTATGAAAGATTTGTAAGGCTTGTGGTATGGGATCATACAGATACAGAACCATACGATAGTGGTACATTGGCATCTGATGATGGGACAAGTGGAAAACTTTATGATAGCCATTTTGCTACACCGAGAAAACCTAGACAAAAACTTTATGATCCAATAGACA